GCCGAGTGGTGGTTCAATGGTATTTATAATAGAGCAACCGAAGTTGCAGAATGGGTTAAGCAATGAATAACCAAACAGTCGAAGATGCTAAAAAGTTTCTGAGAGAAAACTACGTCGATGGTTGCGAGTGTCCGACTTGTGGTCAGTACGTTAAGCTATATGATTACAAGCTGTTTGCTACTTCCGCTTTGGCCTTGATTAGACTATATAATCAAACTAAAGAAACAAAGAGGCTTGACCCATCGCATGACGGTTTCTTTCACATTAGTAAGTATGCGGAGGCTACCAAAGAATATGCGAGGGCGCCGCATTTTGCTGAGCTACGTTTCTGGGGCATGATTGAGCCGGCGGTCAATAACGACACAACCAAAAAGTCATCTGGGTATTGGAGAATAACACCGATTGGCGAGCAGTTTGTTAAAGGCAGGTCAACGGTTAAAAGCCGAATATTAGTATTTAATAATAAGTTTCAGGGCTTTTCAGATAAGAGTGAGGATATTACTATAAGACAAGCATTAGGCAATAAGTTTGATTACTTAGAACTCATAGCCGGCGAGTCAGTAGCAAACGAAAACTTTAACAAAGCAATGCACGTTTCATTTAAAGACTAGAGAGGTTTATGTGAGTTGGAGTTGTAAGATGTATACTGCTGTGGTAAAGTAATATAATGAGTAATAGCTATAACAGAGCAGAGAAGAACGGAGCTTGGGTGGGGGATAAAGTTAGATACGGTTCATTGCATGCATGGGTACGAAGAAACAAAGAAATTACGAGTTTGTGCGAAAGTTGCAGAGTCAAACCACCGCTTGACCTGGCTAATGTAAGGAATAGCTATAACCCTAGAACCTACACGAGAGACTTTGGTAATTGGCTATGGCTCTGTCGAAGTTGCCACATGAAACAAGACGGAAGAATAAATAATCTAAAACAGGGCGGTAAAATGAAGTACTACGACAGTTGTATACTTTGCGATAAACCTCACAAAGCCAGAAGCTTATGTAGATTACACTATCAACAAATAAGACGCTTTGGAGTTGCCTACTTATGATGTGTTCCTATTGTGGCAAGAGGAGTTATTCGGAGTATTGCGTACAGCATAAGCCACGCAAACCGATAAATCAAAGAGGCAAACAGGCGATCCGGTGGCAGGACTTCAGGCTCGACTGGTTAAAACGACATAAGCAGGCAGTATTTACTTGCGGCATATGCGGTTTACCAGTCCAGCGTGAGGTTGTGACGCTCGATCATATCAAGCCAAGATCCGGCAATCCAGAGCTTAGATACAGCGACAGCAATATACAACCGGCGCACCTCAATTGTAATTTAGAGAAAGGCAGTAGAAGAATATGACAGCAAAAGAACGAATGATCGAAAAGCTAGGTTCAGAAGAAGCTTATAAAGAACATATGAGAGCAATAGCCCGAAAAGCCAAGACTACCACACATGGGTTCAGTAACCCCGATGTAGTCAATAAAGCTATTGACGCTAGTTTAAAAGCCAGAGGTTTAAAGCGTAGGCCTGTGGATAAGTCTAGGTAGAATAGGCTTGATTTATCTAACTTGAGCGTGTACAATTAGAGAGTAAAAGAAAGGATCAACGATGGTAAAAACAACTAAGATACAGGGCGGTGCAGATTATGCAACCGTTCCAGATAGGCTTAAAGAGTTCCGCAGCGAGAACCCCAGAGCATTAGTAGAGACTAAGCCTGACGTACAGGCAGACGGTTCGGTCATCTTCTCGGCCAGAATACTAAAAGATAAAGCAGAAGCTAGCAGCGCAGAAGCTACCGGCACAGCTCGCTACTCAGCTAAAGAGATGGAGAAAGCAAAAGCGTTTGAGAAGCTTGAGACCGTATCAGTTGGTCGAGCGCTCGCACTACTTGGCTACCTAAACAACGGCCAGGTCGCTACAAGCGAGGAGATGATAGAGTTCGAGGAATACAAGCAAGAGCAAATGGAATTGATTATCGACGAAATATCTAACGCCACTACTCAGCAAGAGTTCAAGGACATACTAGCTAAACTAAGCCCAGAGCAAAAGCGAATAGCTACACCGTTCATCAACGATAGAATAAAGGAGCTTAAAGATGCCAGTACAGATAAAAGCTGAACAGCGCACTCCTGAGTGGTTTGAAGCTCGTCTTGGTAGAGCGACCGCAAGTAGGTTCGGAGACATCATGGCTAAAACTAGATCAGGCTATGCAGCATGCCGAAAGAACTACCTAGCAGAACTGTTGATACAACGGCTCACTAAGCAGATACCAGAAAACTATCAAAGCCCAGCAATGCTATGGGGTGTAGAGAACGAGCCAGTAGCGGCCCTACAATACACGCTAGAGACAGGCAACGAAGTTGAGGAGACAAGCCTGTGGCTACACGACAGCATTGAAGCCGGTGCAAGCCCAGACGGACTGATCGGCAACGATGGCGTGTTAGAAATCAAATGCCCTAACTCGGCTACACACATTGAAACACTACACACCGGCAAACTACCCACTCAATACAAAGCCCAGGTGCAAGGCCAGATGTGGATCACTGACCGTAAATGGTGCGACTTCGTAAGCTACGATCCTCGACTACCAGAGAATGCTCAGATGATTATTATAAGGGTACAACGAGATGACGATTACATAGGCCAACTAATAAACGAGATACAGGACTTCTTGGAAGAACTAGACAAAGAACTAGAGTTTGTAAAGGGGTACAAGGCATGAGCTTAACTCTAAAAGACTTCAAAGAAGAAACCGTACATGATAAGTGGTACTATTACAGCATGAAAAAAGATGGCTTTGAGCTAACGCTTGAGCCTTGCTTGGGCGGGTTTGATGTAGCCCTGTACTTTGATAAGCAACTACATAGCCCTAAAATATGTACAGATATAAAGCACCCTCAAGACTTTGGAGGTTGGATTGAGGCTATGCAACGAGCATTAAGTTACGCTAATAATTTGTGGGAGGAGAAATAATATGGCAGGAACAGTAGCAGGAGGCAAACTTGCAGCTAAAACTAATAAGGAGCTGTATGGCGAAGATCACTACGTTAAATGTGGCGCTAAGGGCGGTAAGGCTTGTGTCTCAACAAAGGGCTTTGGCTCTAATAGAAAATTGGCAAGCATAGCCGGTAGAAAAGGTGGTCAAATAAGTAGACGAGGTAAGAAAAATGCGTAAATCTAAACTAAGCCAGTTCAAGTTGCACTTCGAGGATATAAACCAGAATAAAACTAAGTGGATAAGGAGAAAGTAATGCAAACAGTTAAAAAATTAATAGTCGGAGTTCTAGTAGTGTTAGGTTTACTAGCAGTGATTGGCATGATAATGAACGCTGTTGACCCGCAAGAAGATTACACAATCACAGATGAAGCTAGAGCAACGTCAGCTCGTAACGCTTTCGTATCAGGCTGTACAGATGAGGGTGGAGATTTTGCCATGTGTGGCTGTGCTTATGATGAACTACTTGCACTATACCCAGACTTCGCCACTAACGAAACTAGAATGAATAGAATAGTAGAAAGCGGTTACAACTCTATCGAAACAGATGCAGTAATAAAGTGTGTTAGTACTAAAGAAGTCTAAGATGACCTACCTTATACAACAATTCCTAATAATATTCACAGTAGTGTTTGTGAGTTCATGGATTATAGCAGGAGCGTGGTTATTTATTAAAGACAAGAGGAGTAAGTGATGGATAAGGACTACATAGGTATAGAAGATTTAAAAGAAATACTAGTAGGTAAGACTGTTAGAAAAATACACTTGGATAGCGACCAGCTTGCATTTAAAACAGATGAGAATGATTATGTGTTTTCAGTAGAGGGCGATTGTTGTTCTCATAGCTACTTTCAGGACTTCTATGGGGTTAAAAATCTTATAGATAGTAAGATTAAGAATATAGAAACAATAGAGCTAGTACCAGGAGATAGCCTTGTAGCTGATGATTACGAGGATATAAAAGTTTATGGCTACAGAATTATTACCGAGGGTAACTACGGTGAGCAGTCAAGCGTGTTCTCATTTAGGAACAGAAGCAACGGTTACTACGGCGGTTGGATGAATCTAGTAAACTCTGAAATAACCGCACCAGAAATAACTAAAGATACGGTTTTGGACTAACATGCCCCACATAAACCATAAAGAGGAGGATTAGGTTATGAAGATACTTGTAGCTTGTGAATACTCTGGTAGAGTCCGAGAGGCTTTTAGAAAGCTAGGGCATGACGCCTGGAGTTGCGACTTACTACCAGCGGACGATAACTCACCGTATCACTACCAGTGTGATGTCTTTGAGGTTATAGATAAAGGTTGGGATATGATGATTGCTCACCCACCTTGTACCTATTTAGCAAACAGTGGTGTACAACATATGTGGGCCGGTCGTAAAAAAGATAACGGCAAGAATGAGGAGCGCTGGAAACTTATGGAAGAAGGTCGAGAGTTTCTACTCAAACTACTCAACGCTCCGATACCTAAAATAGCAGTAGAGAATCCACTGCCGCACTCTTATGCAAAACTGCCACCCTATACTCAGATAGTACAGCCATATTACTTTGGGGAGGAAGCACAAAAAAGAACTTGCCTATGGCTTAAAAACTTACCTCCACTGGTTGCTACAAACATAGTAGGAAAAGGAGAACAATACTTTGATAAAAACGGTAAGCCTAACGGTTCAAAGTGGTATCAACTACCGCCAGGGAAAGACCGGTGGAAGCACAGAAGCACAACATTTCAAGGAATAGCCAACGCAATGGCAGAACAATGGGGTAAGTTATGACATCACAACAACTAAGGAGGATTGGGTTATGAGTAAGAAAGAGTTAACAGAAGAACAAAAGATGAAAAATATAAATATGGTACTAGATGAGTTGCGAAAGATGACTGAAAACCAGTTACGCCTAAACCAACCCAAACCAGATACTTTCAAAGAAGCATTAATAGAGGCAATCAATATTTATAGTCAAGAGAATGGTTCGGACACGCCTGATTACATTCTTGCTGAATATTTAGTTGATTGCTTAGCCAAGTTCAATAAAGCAGTTAACGATAGGGAAGTATACTACGGAAGGCTCAAAAACGGTGTACCAACTAACTAAAATAAACCAGAGGTTCTGTAATATCTGCAAAAAAACTCAACTACGAATACATAGAAAATGTAAGGAGGCTAAATGAGCGACACACAACGACAAAATACGAATGGTTCTTGGAGTACAGCAGTACCGCTTCCAATGTATATAAGACACTGGTTTGTGATGCGGTATAAGTGTTGGGCTAAAAATACAGCAAAAGATTCTAGGTGTGGTGAACTTTTCAAAACTCCTAGAGACTACGAAAAGCATTACCTATCTAACCATGCAAGGAACGAGTTATGACATCACAACAAGACACAGAGCTAGACCAAGAAAGTGAACATGCGTTAATACTGGAGACTGCTTATAATCTTGGCTACCATAAGATTAAAGATGGGTGTCTACAAGAGCCATTAAAAGAATTAAACAAGCTCATCTCCTCTAAAGTAAATGAAGAAAGAAAGAGCTTTATCAGACAGCTAATAGAGGCAGAACCAGTTGAAGCTAAAGAAGACTATGTAACTATAAAGTTCACCAAAGAACTGTGGTATCAACTTGTGGGCGAAACAATCACTGAAGACCGTATAAGAACAGAGTATAAAATGAAGATACAAGTCAAAGACTATTACACACCACTTCCACCAGATAGATTAAAGCGGCATAAAGAGTTATCCGATCATTGGGATGACCTAGAAACTAAGGAGGATTGATATGCTACAACTAATAGGGTTTTTCATTATGTTAATCGTTGCGTTCTACGCAGCATACTTCGTTATCATGATGGTATTCTTACTAGCAGCTTGGCTACTTTCATTATTTTTTGACTAATGGTATAATAACGCTTATGGCAGCACCCAATCATCCAAACGGTGGCAGACCCCTCACTTACAAAACAGTTGAAGAGTTACAAGGGGCAATAAACGAATACTTTGCTTATTGTGATAATAGAACCATATCTATGTACGTCAAAGAACTAGGGGATAATGTAGAAGTATCTAAACCAGCACCTTACACTATGTCTGGTTTAGCAAGGGCTTTAGGATTGGAGAGACAAAGTCTTGTGAACTATGCGCACCGAGAACAATTTTTTGACACTATAAAAGCAGCCAGAGATAAAGTACAGGAAGATGTGGAGACTAGACTGATGGAAACCAGCAATCAGGCAGGGGCAATCTTTAATCTTAAGAATAACTTTAGCTGGAAAGACAAGAGTGAAGTTGACCAGAACATTAAGCTACCTAAACCATTGGCGGATGTAAGCGATGTACTCGACAACGACGGCATTCAAGAAGATCAAGAAGCTTAACAAGCGAATAAGAGGTATAGCTGGCGGCACGTCTGCCTCTAAAACTATATCTGTTTTGATTTACCTTATTGCTAGAGCGCAAAGCGACAAGACTCCTACGCTAACGTCAATTGTCAGTGAGTCATTCCCACACCTACGCAGAGGTTCAATGCGAGACTTTCTTAACATTATGCAGGAACATGAATACTTTGTTGATGAACGATGGAGTAAGACAGACTTTACCTACACTTTCGAGACTGGTAGCAAGATAGAGTTTTTTAGTGCTGACCAACCAAGTAAAGTGCGTGGCCCTAGACGTGATAGGTTGTTTGTTAACGAGGCCAACAACATACCTTGGGAAGCCTGGGATCAGTTGCTAGTTCGTACTAAAGAGTTTGCTATTGCCGACTGGAATCCGACAAACGAGTTCTGGTTTTACGACATGGTACTAGGACAGAGAGACGACGTAGATTTTATAACTCTTACCTATAAGGACAATGAAGCCCTAGACCCTGAGATTGTCAGAGACATAGAGAGTCACAAAAATAATAAGAACTGGTGGGCGGTGTATGGCGAGGGCAAGCTTGGCGAGGTAGAGGGTAAGATATATACCAACTGGAAGATTATAGACGAAGTACCGCATGAAGCTAGGATAGAACGTAGAGGGTTAGACTTTGGTTACTCGGTTGACCCATCTGCTTTAGTTGATATTTATCACTACAATGGCGGTATTATACTAGACGAGCAACTGTACCGTAAGGGCATGAGCAACAAGGACATAGCAGACTTTATAAATAACTTAGAGAAAGCTCAGACTCTTGTGGTAGCTGATAGTGCTGAGCCTAAGAGTATAGATGAACTTAAGTTGTACGGTGTTGTAGTGCAGGGTGCAGAGAAAGGTGCAGGCTCTATCTCTCAAGGAATACAAGCTGTTCAAGATAGACAGGTCAGCGTAACTAAACGTTCTGTAAATCTGATTAAAGAGTACCGAAATTACCTGTGGAAAACAGACAAAGACGGTAGGCTGCTTCAAGTGCCAGAGGGTGGTAATGACCACGCACTTGACGCTGTTCGTTATGGTATTCAAAGCCTAAATCCAAAGCCTGTTGAGCAAGCATTCTACAAGCCACCAGCAATGTATGCAAAAAAGCATAGTCGAATGTAATCATTAGTGGTATAATCTGGTTAGGACTGGGCGGTTCTGAGGCACACAGTGGCTACAAAGCAGAAAAAAGAAGAAAAGAAACCGGACTTAACATTAGACAAGGTACTAACTGACTTCAAAGCCTCTTGGGAATACACTGAGGGTTCATGGCACAAGCGATGGCAAGACAACTACGACTTATATAACAACCAGCGAGTAAAGGTAGGCTACAAGGGCATTACTGACACGTTCGTGCCTATGACATTCTCGACCATAGAGACAATGACATCTGCCTTGTTTGGCAACAAACCTAAGTTTGACTACGCCCCACCTCAAGAAAAACAAGATCAAAAGACCGATATCCTTAACGCCTTACTGGATTACTACTGGGACAAAGATCAGTGGAGTGTTAAGGTTATCAACTGGGGCAGAGACTTCCTTAGACTAGGAACATCTATTGTCTACCTAATGTGGGACAAAGATCACCCTGTAATGGTAAATGTACCAATCAGAGATTTCTTCATTGACCCTACTGCCTCGACTATGGAAAACGCTAAGTATATGGGGAGGCGCTACCTTATATCTCTTGACGAACTAAAAGAGTACGAAGTGGTTAACCCTGAAACTGGCGAGATGGAACAGAAGTATAAGAACCTAGATAAGATTGGTGCAGATACTTCAACTGGCGACCCTACTGATAAAGAAGAAAAAGACATGTGGTATGGTACGACAACTCCAAAGGGCGACCAAATAGAGGTCATTGAATACTGGACAGAAGATCAGACCATATCTATAGCTAATAGAAGCGTGGTCATTCAGAATGGCGAGAACATTTACAAGACGAAAGCACGAGCTAACAAAGTAGAGTATCCTTGCGGAATAATGCCGTTTGCTGCTCTAAGAGATTATGTAGACGCTTCACTGTTCTACGCTAAGGGCGAGGTAGACTTCATAGCCGATGAACAAGAGCTACTTAACGATATTACTAATCAGAACATCGACAGCATTACATTTACGTTAAACCAGATGTACACGCTTGACCCTAAGTACGCCCACCTACTTAACGAGATAGAGAACTTACCTGGTGCTGTTTACCTTACCGAAGCGGGTTCGCTTCAACCTATCGCTCAACGACCAGTACCTCCAGATGCTTTCAACGAACGAAGCAACCTAAAGAACGAGATACGAGAAACTACTGCTTCTAACGAGATCGTAAAAGGCGTGGGCCAAGACCAGACAACTACTGCAACCGAAGTCAACGCTCAGATAGCCGGAGCGGGTCAACGAATGGGCCTTAAAGTTACTCAGATAGAAAACGAGGGCTTCCACCGCTTAGCTAGAGTAGTGTTTGAGATGGTCAAGCTATACGTTACCGAAAAGATGATGGTGCGTATAATTGGCAAAGATGGTGTTAAGTGGGAGGAGTTCGACCCTCAAGACTTTGCTGGAGAGTATGAGCCAAGAGTACAGCTAGACATCACTATGGCTAATAAGAAAGCTGAAGACGCTTCTATCGCTAAGGAAATGTTAGGCGCATTCTTAGGCGACCCTGATGTTAACCAACAAGAACTTAAAAAGATAGTGTTCCAACGTTCGTTCGACCTAGACCCTGACGAGGTAGAAACATTAATGACACCAGCCGAGCTACCACCTGAGATGGGTGGAATGCCTGAAGCTATGCCTGGCGAAATGCCTATGGATGCTATGGGCGCAATGCCAATGCCAGAAAATATGGGTGCGTTACCACCAGAAGCTCCAATGGAGCTACCACCAGAACCTATGCCGGAAGAAATGCCAGAGATCCAACAGGTACAAGACCCTGAGACTGGCGAGCTAATAGACGTAATAGTTGACCCAGTGACAGGCGAACTGATACCCTTAGACCAAGCACTAGCGGAACAGATGGCAATTGAACAGGGCGCAATAGCATGAAAATACCAGCAAAAGACCTACAACTTGCCTATCATGGCTTCTTCATGAACAGTGAAGCCGGCAAGCACTTCATGCAAGAATTAGCTCGTAACCGAGCCGATAGTCACAACAAAGCAGAAGATAACCCAGCACAAGCCTTAGTACATAGCCAACGAGCCAAAGCATACCGAGAAATATCTGACCATATCCAGAGTGTAATTAATTCAATGAAGAAAGGAGAGCCTAAAGAATAGTCTACGATCGAGAGAGGGTAGTGGGTATTATCATTTAATAACCGCCCATGTTATTAGCCCGCTATTCTCTCTGGGCGGTAGACTAAACGAAAGGTACAGCGATGGAAGACAATACCACAACCAACGCAACCGTAGACGAGGGCGCTTCTACGACTACTACCATTCATGGCATTGCAGTTGATGACCAAGGAATGGCAATAGCCGAGACAGAAGCACAACCCGAACAAGCGGAACAAGCAGAGGCGGTAGCTGTTGACACTGAGCAACCTGAGCAGGAGACACAGGCCACAAGTGAGCCGTCACAAGACGATCAACTCAACAAGTGGGCTGAAGCAAAAGGTCTTACGCTCGACAGTGACAATGCTATCAAAGCAGCAAAGATGGCTAGAGAAGCAGAGAAAGCTATGCACCAAAAAGCACAGCGAGCATCTGAGCTAGAGAAATCTGTTGAAACAGTAGCAGACCAGGAAGTAGCCTCTTACGAGGAGCAGACTGGCGAGCCAGTGTCAGAGACAGACAGAATAGTAAAGAAACTACTTGTAAAAGATAGTGTTCGCACGTTCTTTGAGTCAAAGCCCGAAGCAAAGCCATTAGAACAGGCTATGGTAGCCGAACTACAAACTAAACCACATCTTGCCGGAGACTTAGATGCTCTCTATGCAGTGGCCTTAGTGAATAGTGGAAAACTTGACACCGTTAAGTCTGACGCTAAGAGAGAAACACTCGAGGGTCTCGCCCAAAAACAGCAAGCGGTTGCACCAACTGGGAACGCAGTCAACGCTGGACAAATGAGTTCTAGTAATACTATAACGCCCCAGAACGTCGATCAACTCGTAGCAAGAAACGACCAAACATGGTTCGAGAAGAACTACGATAAGATCAACAAAGCAATGGCTGGTCAAACTAACTAACTAAACTTCTCCCGAAAGGAGACTATATCATGGCAACTACTGGCGCATATGGCAGTGGAAATGTGAATATAGGCGCAACAGCAGCTTCAGT